AGCCGAATTCAGAGACTAATGTTGATATGACATCATCCGCTTCGGCGGATTCTACGTCAATAACTCGGTAGGGAAAATACTCTTTTAGTTCCGCTCGAATTTTATTAAGACATTCGAACAGAGCTTTCCAATCAAGTTCTGAAGACTCAATGTTCTTCTTACGATTGGCTTTGTAGTAAGGGAAAATCTGCTTGCGCCAGTAATTAGTATTATCGCAAGCAATAATCATTTCTCCATATTCGTCAGAAAACTTTTGACGATAAGATCTTAGAGAGTTAAGGATCATATGGCGAACCATATTTTCCTCAAGCTGAGCATTTGTATGGTTGCCAAGTTGCATCAACAAATTTGACAACATCACCTGATTCAAGTCAACGATAATCACAATTCACCTATTCGGTTTCTTCAGTTTCGTTAATTGGTAGTAGTTCTAGTTCTAACTTATCTACAATCTTAAACGCACCTTCTTCTTTAGGATGGGGTATAAAGATTGCATCTGACACTTGCTGAAAAGGATGGTGCATGTCATAGTGTTTTAGCATCAACGAACGCAATGCTTCTACTATGAGAGCGCCATCCTTTATATCTACGTCCACATCATCTTCAATTAATCCAAAACCAGCGATATCCAATTGATTGAAAATCATAGGCACTAAGTTCTGGATTGTTTCTTGGATATGATAATGCCTCATCATATCCATATTGTGTTGGATATCCTCGAGAGTAATATCTCGAGTCACACTTTTACCTTTTGGGAAGCTCACAATATTATTAGAGGACATATTCATATATTACCTTAAATGTTTAAAAAAGTCAATATTATTTATCCAGCATGGTAGACAATATGAGAACCCGAACCACAAAATTCGAAATCATAAATTCTACAATCTTTGTGATTGAAAGAGATAGCTCCTTCGACCTGCGTTCTACGATTTTGAGGAACGTAGAATATGAAAAATCCTCCTCCACCAGCTCCTAGCAACTTACCGCCGAGAGCTCCAGCGTCAATTGCTGTTTTGTAAATCTGGTCAAAATAGTCTTGAGTAATTTCTTCGCAAACACCTTTTTTGTCTACCCAAGATTCGTGCAACAATCTTCCGAAATCGTCGATGCGTCCTTTATATATTAATTCCATTGCCTCGAATGCTTTGTCTTTAGATCTTTTGACTTTACTAAATTTGTCAAAATCTAACATAGCTTTTTGTTGTTTCTGTAGAATGTTGTTAGCGTTTCTACTTCTTCCTGAATATACGAGAAGCAAATTATTCTGCAAAGCAATTACATTAGGATTAGTTAGACGTATTTCTTCTACATCAACATCGCCATTCTTTCTAAATCTAAAAAGATTAAATCCTCCATATGCAGCTGCATACTGATCCTGCTTACCAACAGGATAACCACATTTGTTCATTTCAATTTGACAAGCAATATCAGCTATATATTTTCGAGTGTTGTTATCATGTTTAGCAGTTGATAGTGCTTTGACTAACCCAACTGTAAATGCTGATGAACTACCCAGACCAGAGCCTTTAGTTACGATGTCTGAAATAGAAGCAACTGTAATTTCTTTAGTAACATCATAAAATTTAAGCGTTTCACGAGTAATCGCATGCTGCATTTGCTCAATATCATATTGTTCTTCAACATCGTCATACATGCATCGTATGCCCATATGAGGAACTTTGTGTGTCATAACATATATGAATTTGTTGATAGTGACAGAAAGAGCAGCGCCATCCTCCTGTTCATAGAAGGATGGCATATCACTACCTCCACTAAAGAAGGATACACGTAGCGGAGTCTTTGTAACAATCATTTTTAGCTCGTCTTGTAAGTAAACATAGCTTCAGGAAACTTTCTTGAATCTTCGTCAGGAAATCTTTTGACAAGATCGTTTAGCATAAATTCCCATTTTCTTTTGATAAAATCAATATTATATCTAGAATCAACATATGTTTTATTGAATCTAATCATATTGTCTTGATTTTTCTGACGAACTAACTCTATAGCTGCATTGAGATTGCCAGCAAAAATACTACCATGCATATTCTTGTCCATATCAATTTGATACATAACATTCAATGCGCCAGAAGTTTCTGGTAGAGCGCCAAGATTTGGATGAACACAAACAAGTCCTGCTGACATTGCTTCTAGCATAGCACGACAGCTGGTCTCTGGCCAAATAGAAGGATAAGCAAATATGTGAGACTTGTTTAGATATTCTTTTAGTTCTGCGTTAGGAACAAATCCATGATAAGTCATGTTTGGATTATTACGAACCTGTTCGTATAATGGTTCGAACTGTTTATCATATTCGTCCCATCCATAAATCTTAAAAGAGGAGAACACATCTAGATGAATGTCATCCTGTGTTTGGTTCAGAAATTCAAATACAGGAATAAGGATCTCTAGACCACGTTGTGGCGTAGACGTATAAACCAATCTAATCTTATTATCATATGGCTTTTCTAGGCATGACTCTGGTGCTGGTTCAATACCAGACTCTAGAATAATACACTTACTATCCATAGGAATGCCATGCATCATCTGATAACGCTGGAACTGCCAGTTAGAAATGAATACAAACTTGTGAAACTTGTCACGCCATTCCGTATCTCTGAACTTAGCAGACTCAGGATCTTCTGGCATGTCATGACACCAAAAAATTCGAATCTTAGATTCGTCTAATTCTCTCGGACGTGAACAAACAATCTGGAAATTATCAAGCAGCTTTTCGTCAATAATTGATGCTAACTTGCGTTTAGCAATTTCTGTACCGCCTTGAGCCTTAGCTGAAATTTCGTTTTCTTCAAATCCCTTCATTATACTTCAATCCTATAACCGGATGCAACAGCATCATTATAAAACATTTGAACAGTTTCTTTAGAGAATACATCTAGATCTTTATTAGCTAGACTTAGCTTCTTGATCTGATCGTGAAGCATAGTAATAATATGACAACCTGCTTGTTCAGCCATCACAAGATGATACTGTTCGCGACACGAAGCCCAAAGGAACTTAATCTTATCAAACTCTTCTGGCTTGTCCATAGCTTCGCCAACACAATGTTTTGTCCACAAAACTGGGTCACGAAGCGTATCAGCAATACGACCAGAGAAAATAGAAATGATAACGGGCACATCTGGATTAGTAATGTTATCTAGAATGTTACGTGTCTGATTGACAGTAAAGACAGCCGTAACATTTACCTTTACGCCTTCACTGTTTAACAAACCAATCAATCGATAATTAGGTTCGCCCTTTGTGTTTGTAACAGGGATTTTAACGAACACATCATATCCATATTCTTCTCCCCAAGAAGCAATCTTCTTTGCCTGATCATACATTCCATTTACATCATCAGCAAATACTTCTAGAGAGATATTAGTTCCTGGTCGGCGAACTGATAATTCTTTAATAATATCTTTAGCAAAATTCTCATAATCAGTAACGCCAGCTTGCTTCATTAGCGTTGGATTAGTAGTGAACCCAGTAACTCTTGGATTCTCAGCAGCCTTTAGAATACCATCAAAGTCTGCACCATCAGCATAAATCTCAATCATTGTCCACCTACATTCTGTTGAATAATGTTAACTGCTTCTAGAAGATTCTTAGCATAGAAGTCTGGCTTAATATGCAACCATTCTTCAGGAGCAGAATATATATCACCAAGGTATATAGTCTTAACGCCAGCCCTATTACCTGCTACTACGTCTCGCCAAGTATCACCAATCATCCAGCTACGTTCTTTACTAACATGCCATTCTTTGATGATCTTATCCAACATACCAGGATTAGGTTTATACTCTTCAGTACCACGTGTTCTTGCTGTCTGAATTGTATCTACTTTTAAATCTGCTTTGATACAATCATGAATAGCGTTCATAGTATCTTCAGTAGTATAACCATCATCAACATCCGGCTGATTGGTTACAACATGAAGAGAAAATCCAAGAGCTCTAAACCCTTTAATCGCTTCTTCTACTCCGTCAATATAATTGAACTCTGCAAAATACCAAGGACAAACGTGCTTTGGATTTTCTCTACCATGAACAAGTTCATTGATCGTGCCATCACGATCTAGAAATATCGCTTTTACCATTTTGTTGCATTCTTCTGTAGGATTGGATTAGAAACTAAGCAATGCCAGACTACACCCTGGAATGCTTCTGAGTGAGGAGTTACACGTGTATTATCAACAGCAGGTACACATACAACACAATCGCCCATTTTGTATGTATAGCCATCATTCTTGCCAACTATGCCAAAAATGTTAGCACCAATTTCATCAGCAAGATCAATAGCATTAATTAGTCCAACTGATACGTTCTTTTCTTTGTTGCCACCACCAACTGATAAAATAAAGATAGCATCAAAAGGACTAAGTCTACTTACCTTTAGATACTCTTCGAAGACTGTGTCGAATCCTTCATCATTAGTTCGTGCTGTGAGTTCCGGAACGTTGTCGGTAGGACAATATGCTTGGATACCACATAGCTTTCTAAGATCGTTGACCATATGGGAAGCGTTACCAGCACTACCACCAACGCCAAGAACAAATACACGGCCATTATTTTCACGAACATCGTGAAGTTTCTGCGCCAATATGTCAATCTTGACTGTATCGATAGTTTGAGCAATTGTAACAACTTCATTAAAATAATTATCTGTGTGACTCATTAGCAACTCGCCTTCTCAATTCGCTAGAAGAAAATCCATGTTGACGATCAATAAAAATAATTTCTATATTTCTTGCGGCGCAAATATCAGAACCATGGATATATTGGCCTCTATATTCTTCGCCTATAAACCTTTTTCTTACATCAGCAATACTTAGTATATTTAATAAATCGTTTTCTGAATCATATGGAATGATGGCATCAACCCAACGACATGCATCAAGCTGCGCGTATCTTTCAAATAAAGATTGAATTGGTTTATTCTTTGTATCTGGACGATCAATTGTAGGGTCAGACTGAAGACCGACAATCAGCTGATCGCACTGATTTTTACACTGCTGTAACATAGTTGTATGTCCAGCATGCAGAAGATCGAACGCACCGAATGTAATACCAATGTTTGGTTTCCACTTTTCAGCGGTATTATAACATGGTTCGGCAGTGGAAGGATAAAACGTTTTATTCGCTCCGTACAACATAATACATATTTCCTCCATCCCAAACGTCAAGACCATTACTGATCAACGGAATCTTTTCCACTTCCTTATCTAGGAAGAAATTGTTGAAGTAATCGTCATTAACTTTCAAACCAAATACTTCTGACTGTGCTAGTATAAGCCAATTTTTAGATTTGTCAATCTTTGGCATTAATACATTACGATATTCTACTGGTGTTTCTGACAACGACCAAGTAGCAATAACAAGATCAGAATGTGTTACATTATCGTCTTCGAATGACCACTCCGGAGTTATACCTTGCTTACCAAGATAGTGCGCCTGAATAGGTTGAGTCTCTGGAATATCAACAATGGTATACTTACCTTTGAATCCTAAAGCATGAACAACTGAACACATGTCTCCATAACCTGCACCAATCTCAACGATTGATTCCATGTCTTTCAGTTTCTTCGCAAATCCAGTAATACACAAATGAGCTATATCTTGAATACGCTGCATAGAAGTGTCGAAGTCAGAGGTAACTTTAAGGGCTGGACGAATATGTTCAGGAGCGCCAATCCAATTTTCTTCAAGAGCTTCTGCGATTTCTGCATCACGAGCAGCATGATAGAATGCTTCGCCTACAAAACGAGAAGTTCTATACTGTGTAATAAAAGGAACATTGTGACACGAAGCCCACAATCTAAAACGATTGAGCGGGAGTGTAGCACAATCATGCTTGAACACTTCCCGCATAGTTGGCCAATAATCTGGCCCATTTATTGCTTTAGCTTCACGTTGCTTAATTGAATATTCTGATTCCGGATCGAAATCAGACCAAATCATATCGACCATATAATCCTCACGCTTGTCTGTCAATAAACATCGTATCGAATTTCTTTGCTTCAAAGAATGTTCTAACTAGATTGATAACAACCTTTTCATCAAATGGCTTACAAGAAAAGACATCAATGTAGGCATCATTAGTTTCGTCGACAAAATGTGCACAAATATTACTAGTTTCAATAAGCTGAACTAAGGTATAACCTTGCTTATCTCCGTGCCCAAACTTAACAATCTGTGGTTCGCCATATGCGACCATATCAATCTGCTCTACCAACTGTTTGGCAAACTGATAAATCGTATTGTAATCTGTGATTGTTTGATGGTTACATTCACCTGCATTAATTATAAGATGATGCCCCCAATAAGTCTTTTCGTTCATTAGTTTCTCCTACATATATTGATATGGATCTAACATTTCAACATACTCAATGGAGTCAATGCGAAATGAACGCCAGCCTCCCTTCATCACATCCCATACTGCAAGAACATCTGGGTTCTTGCCATGAAAATCTTTTTCTTCTGATTGTTCGGTAACGTAATTTGGCGGAAGAAGTTCTGGCATAAGAGTGCAACGCATTTCACGCTTTTCACCATTCACTTTAGTAAAATGAACAGCCATGACATTCTTACGAAGTTCTTGCAATAAGGTGTCTCTTACGTACTTAACCACAATCAAGCTCCATAATAATTGGTTTCTAATAGAATCTTTCTGTTGTCAGAAGTTTCTTCTGTGAGATATTTCTTCAGTTGTTCGAATCCTCCAATATTAAAACCATCGACAACAATAACCGGAAATGTCTTGGCTTCCGGAAATTTTGAAAGAAGGATCTCGCGTGTAAAGTCTTCGTCGAGTTTATATTCGACATATTCTTTACCATGAATTTTTAGGATTTTTTTAGTTTGTTCGCAAAAAGAACAATTGTTCTTTGAGTAGATTTCAATGGCCATTGAAATAGCTCTCCCAATACATATTGACTTCTTCTGGGTTATAAGGATTATATCCCCGTTCAATCATATCTGTTT